CTAACACTATGGACGATCTACTTTCAGAAATCATGGATTCACCAGGTGAGATCTATGACATCCCCGAACTTCGTGAATTAGAGGAGGAAGAGAAGTTCAACGTTGAAAGATTCATTAACTCCAACATCGATTACTAACTCACAATCAAATGGCAATCTTCTCCATGTGCTCTGATATCGAATCTCAACAGATTCGCTGGGTAGAGCGTAACACCAAGACAGACATTCAACCCACCTTAGGTCAACGCTTCCCCTCTGAAGCTTCATTCTTTGCAGGTGTCTGTTCTGACAAGTATCAGCAGGAAGCATTAGATAAGATCCCTACATTTGAATAACACAGAGGGGGCTACATTGCCCCCTTTTTTGACAGTTATTGGCGGTGCGGTTGTTGTTAATTAAGGCGGCGATGGCCCCCCCGTTATTAAAACGCCTAACTACCCTAGTCTACAAAGTGTTACCCAAGCGAGCTTTATATTACACGGAATACTTTTTAGAAAACCCCCGTCCCATATATAATCGAAGAAGGAAAATACGTTGTATGAAAAAAAATTCTGGGCCAGTTTATTTGACTGTAGAGATCGATCCAGTGACTCATGATTATATGATATTACTTCCAGAGTATCTGGTGAATGATATGGGATGGTATGACGGGACGTGTCTGATAGCGAATAGCGACGGGAATGACATTGTATTAGAGACTGGGGAGGACTGCCCAGTGGATGATTGACAGACGCTATATAATACGTTAGAATAACTGAGTTCATCATTTCAGATTATGGCGAAAGGATTTACGATCAAGGCGAAACCGCCAGCGAAGAAAGCATCTAGTTCAGAGTGGGACTACGACAAAGCTAAAGAGATAATCAAAGGAAAGACAGTAGTATTCTGTCTACCTGGTCGAGGGGTATCATATACATATCTAAAAAACTTTGTACAACTCTGTTTTGATTTAGTGCAAGCCGGAGCGAGCATTCAGATCAGTCAGGACTATTCCTCCATGGTAAACTTTGCAAGATGCAAGTGTCTTGGAGCGAATGTCCTTAGGGGACCTGATCAGATTCCCTGGGATGGAAAGTTAAAGTATGATTATCAATTATGGATTGATAGTGATATTGTATTCAACACTGAGAAGTTCTATCAGTTGGTTCTGATGGACGAAGACATTGCTTCTGGTTGGTATTGCACAGAAGATGGAAAGACCACCTCTGTGGCGCACTGGCTAGAGGAAGAGGACTTTACCAACAATGGTGGGGTCATGAATCATGAGACACTTGACACGATGGCCAAGCGTAAGCAACCGTTCACAGTTGATTATGCAGGTTTCGGATGGATCCTAATCAAGCATGGAGTCTTTGAGAATGAGGGTATGAAGTATCCATGGTTTGCTCCGAAGATGCAAGTCTTTGATAGTGGGGCAGTACAGGATATGTGTGGAGAGGATGTATCATTCTGTCTTGATGCGAAGGAAGCAGGATATGAGATCTGGTGTGATCCTCGTATCAGGGTAGGTCACGAAAAAACTCGCGTTATCTAAGGAGGTCGCAATGGCTAGAAAGAACAAGACTTATTATTACAATGTCTACCGTGGCTCGGAGCTTCTACATGAAGAACTTACCGAGACTGAATTCATGGATCAGATGGAATTCTATGCCCATGAATATTATATGACACAGGATCCTGCATTGAATCCTGCAAACTTCCGTCACGAAATGAAGCAATTACTAGAGGAGTGAATTAATTATGGCAGTACGTTCAAAAGTCGGTATCAGCAAAGATGGCTGGATGCCTGGTAAACCCAAAAGAACTCGTCAGGGTTCTGGTAAGAACACAAAATACGCGGCGTCGTCCCGTAACTCGGCTCGTAAGATGTATAGGGGTCAAGGTCGAGGATGACCAAAGCGTCTAGGTGGGTGCATAAGGGCGGGAAGTCTCGCCCCGATAAGCGTTTCAAAGCAAGCGCCGCACCCAAAAAACCAAGAAAGAAGAAAAAAGGTTAAATAGGTGAAGATGCATTAAGTCATTATGGCATGTTTGATTGCTAATCTTCCATCAAAAGAAGTGTGGGTTCGTAAAGAATATCTCACCGATCATCAAAGTGGTCATGGTGAATTTGTAAAGGGCGTCTGGGTATCGGTTAAATCGATTCCTGGGCGTGCTTTTTATTTTGAGACCTATCTACCAGAATATGCGGCAATGTACGATAAATTGCCCATCAGTGCCTTTGTAGCAGACCCTGAGACTCCCACACCTGATATGAATCTACCTAACCTTCAGTTTTGGAACTGTATGGATTATGGGGTTGTCTCAGTAGATAAGAAATTTATTGGCTCAATGGACTTTGAATGCTATACAAGGGATCATGGTAATGTAAAAGGCACCTATATTTGTACCATTGATAACTATCATCATGATCCAGACTATGTTGATTGGGCAACAAGTGAAAATCCTGCCGAACATAAGTCTCATAACTTGATTGAACTTGAAAATGGACAGTATGCATTATATCCAAACAATAGATTGCGTATTTTTGACAATAGTTTGACACCTGTTGAGCCAAAAATGCCTGATTTTAAGGTTTCAACTCAATGGTATCAAGTTGAAAATGGATTTGAAAGACTTGGAATGGGTCGTGAAGACGAATATTTCTGGAAGACATCACAAGAACGTGAAAATTTATCAGAATATCCTAATGAGGGTATAAATACATAAAGTTCATGGTCTATTAATGGCAACACAGCGAGTTTCAAGGGCATTTAAGGACATTTCCTTGTCTTTTGAGGCTCATCCTGTCACAAAAGATCTGCCTATATTAAAAAATGAGAGAGCGATTCAGAGAGCTGTTCGCAATTTAGTAGAGACACAGTTTACTGAAAGGTTTTTTGACTCTGATATAGGTTCACCCGTTCGTGATTTGTTGTTTGAGTTTGTTGACTTCGGAAGTTCTTCTCAAATTCAAGAAGAAATCAAGTTAGTTATTGAACAGTATGAACCTAGAGTTGACAATATCATTGTAAACGTGAGGCCTGCGCCTGATAGAAATGAATTTGAGTGCGTTATAGCATATGATATCGTTGGAATGAATACCCCAACACAAGAATTTTCCTTCGTATTAGAGGCAACCAGATAAAATGCCATTTACAAAGTACGCTAATTTAGATTTTGATCAAATAAGGGATCAAATTAAAGATTATCTAAGAGCAAATTCGGATTTTTCTGACTTTGATTTTGAAGGATCAAACTTTTCCGTATTAATTGACACTCTTGCCTACAATACTTACATCAGTTCGTTTAATGCGAACATGATTGTCAACGAATCTTTCATTGAATCCGCAGCATTAAGAGAGAATGTTGTTTCTTTGGCGCGTAATATTGGTTATACTCCGCGTTCACGCACTGCAGCTAAGTCAAAAATATCATTTTCCGTAAAATTTTCTGGTTCCAGTCAAACTGTTACATTAAAAGCGGGACTAGTTTGTGTAGGAAACACCAAAAACACTAGTTTCGTATTTTCTATTCCAGAAGATATTACCGCAACAGCACCATTAGATAATGCATTAGATAATCAGATTGGTGCTAGGACTGCACTCTTCTCTGATATTGATGTATATGAAGGATCATATGCAGTTAAGAAATTTAATGTCGATCAATCTTTAGATCAAAGATTTATTCTTGACAATGCTTCTATTGATACCAGCACACTTAGAGTAGGAATTAAAGGCCCATTAGATCAAGGTATTGATAATAAATTCGTAAGATCTGATACTGTTTTCAAAATTACTTCTTCATCAGAAATTTACTTCTTGCAAGAAGTAAGAGATGAAAAATATGAATTATTATTTGGTGATGGTGTCATCGGTAAGAAACCAGAAACTGGAAGTCAAATTGTTGCATCTTACATTGTAACTAATGGTATCGAAGGAAATGGAGTTGTAAATTTCAGTTTCTCTGGTGTTCTAAGAGGATCTTCAGATGAAAGAATTTCTCCTACTACTAGTATAGTAGTAACGACTAACCAGAAGGCGCAAGGAGGGACTGAGATTGAATCAATACAGTCTATTAAATACTTTGCTCCTAAAACGTACTCATCGCAGTACAGGGCGGTTACGGCTAGTGATTACGAAGCAATTGTAAAGCAAGTGTTTCCTGATGCAGAATCCGTTTCTGTAGTTGGTGGTGAAGAAATGACACCTCCAAGATTTGGAGAGGTTGAAATTTCAATCAAACCAAAGAATGATTACTTTGTATCTGATTTCAATAAAGGATTGATCTTAGGTAGACTTAAAGATTATGCAGTTGCTGGGATTAAACAAAGTATTGTAGATCTTGAAATTTTAAATGTAGAATTGGATATTTTTGTTTATTATAATGGAAGTAAAGTTTCGAGTTTAGAGAACTTGAAGAGTTCTGTTACATCTACATTATCAGAATTTTCAAGATCAGAAGATCTTAATAATTTTGGTGGCCGATTCAAATATAGTAAACTACTAAACGTAATTGATTCTACAGACACTTCTATTACTTCTAATATTACAAAAGTGAAAATTAGAAGAAACATGAAATCTTCTATCAATAATCCAGCTCAATATGAGTTGTGCTTTGGTAATCAGTTTCATGTAAATCCAGCTGGGGCGAATATTAAGTCAACAGGATTTAGTGTTGCTGGTGTTCCTGATATTCTTTATATGACAGATACACCAGGTATTATTAGTAATAATGTAAATGTAACTAGTTCTTTAGCAGCTACTGAGGTTTTTAATAGAAGACCAGGGTCATCAGTTAGAGCCGAAACGGGCGTTATTTCATTTATTTCTATTGATGAAAATGGCGTTTCATCTGTAAAAGTACAGAATGCTGGAAGTGTTAATTATAAGACTGGAGAGATTAATATCTTTACAGTTAATATCGTTAATACCGTTCTTTCAAACGGAACTATTGAAGTACAAGCATTTCCAGAAAGTAATGATGTCATTGGATTGGAAAATTTGTTTGTTGAATTGTCAATAGATAAAAGCACGATAAATATGGTTAAGGACACAATCACTTCTGGTGAGCAAGTTTCGGGAATCGGATTCCCAGTTACTTCAAGTTACTCAAACGGCAAATTAACAAGGTAAGATGATAGAAACTGGATTTGATACAAGAGTAAAAGTCAATCAAATTATTGAAAGTCAATTACCATCTTATGTTTCAGTAGAAACACCAAAGGCGGTTGATTTTTTAAAACAGTATTATAAATCACAAGATTCTCAGGGCTCTCCTGCAGATCTAATTGATAATTTGGATCAATATTTAAAATTTGATAATATAACTCCAGAAGTAGTTTCTGGCATCACTACTCTGACATCAGATGTCTCTAGTAGTGATACAGTTATCAATGTATTCTCTACAAAAGGATATCCAAATAAAGATGGTATCTTTCAACTTAATGATGAGATAATTTATTACAGTGGAATCACAACCAATTCATTCACGGGTTGTGTTCGTGGATTTAGTGGTATCAGTGAATATAATGATGGTGAGGTTACATTTAACAATACCAACGCCAAAGACCACACTACAGGGATTGGTGTAACTAACCTTAGTACACTATTTTTACGAGAATATTTTAAAAACTTAAAAGTATTATATGCACCTGGATTTGAGAACGAGTCTTTTGATTCAGATGTAAATGTAAACAACTTAGTTAAGAATTTAAAGTCATTCTATCAGTCTAAGGGTACTGCTGAATCAATCAATACTCTAATATCAATATTATTTGGCCAAAACTCAAAAGTTAAAAAGCAGTCAGAGTTTTTACTTGAACCGTCTGAATCATCATTCAGAAAGAGACTAGTATTATTGACTGAAAAGGTTGATGGTGGAGATCCATCCAAATTATCTGGTCAAACACTATTCCAGGATAGTAATAGCAATAATCCAGATATTGGTGGTTGTTCAGCTCCCATCTCTGAAGTAGAAGAAACTATTAGAGGTGGAGTTACATATTATACGGTTTCTCTATTCCTAAGATATCAAGAACCATCTCCTGGTTTTGATGGCACCTTCTCTATAACACCAAGCTCAAAAACCATTGGGGATACTCTCATTGGAAGTGATGTAATTTTGGTAGATAGTACCATTGGATTCCCTAAGAGTGGTGTGTTAAGAAATGGCAGTGATGTCATTACATACACTGATAAAACTATTAATCAATTCTTAGGTTGTTCTGGTGTTACCGCAAACATTGCACCTGCTACAAATATTAGAACCAATGACGTTGCATATGGATATACAAGCGATACTAATGAAAAAGTAGAACTTAGGTTAACTGGCGTAATATCAGAATTTGATCCACAGGAAGATATCTACAACGCAAACATAGGTGAAGTTTATAGAGCCAAAACAGTTGGTTCAAAAATTCTAAATCCTCCATCTAATAAAACTTACGAACAGATTTCATTCAACTCTTGGAAATATAATACTGCATCAAGTATAAAAGTTGAAAGTTTTAATGGTTCTGTATTTGTTCTAGAAAGAAGTCTAGATGATGCATTCCTTAGTGACGGTGATAATGTAGAAGTTGTCAATAGTGAAACTCTTGATGTTGTTGTTGGGTTAACCACAGCTACAATCACTGGTGATAAGCAAGTTGTATTATCTGGTGGTAATATTTCCGATTTGGTGCAGGGTAGAGCATATGATATTAGAAGACAAATTAAAAAGGCATCTAGCACTGGTATTGAACTGAGTTATGGCAATAATACTCTAGTATCAAATGTGTTGAACACATATATTACAAAAAATCGTAGTACTCTTTATGTTGCATCAAACTCTTTACCTGATTACAACATTGATCTAAATCAAATTGAGGTTTCAATTGCTGAGGCATCAGTATCTTCTGGAACTCTTGATGATCAAGATTCACTTGGTGATTATAATAATATTTCATTTTCAAATACTGTTCCTTTCATAACTGGTGATGAGGTAGTTTATTCTGCTGGAACTGCAACTGAACCAATTAAAGGTTTGGAGTTTGGTAGAAGTTATTTTGTTGAAGTTCAATCACCGAACAATAAAATAAAACTTTATGTTGCCAGATCATTCATTGATACTGGTATCAATGTAAAACTAAATGTTCCTGATGATGGAAATACTGGATCTCACTTCTTCTCATTATCAGAACAAGTTGATAAGAAGATTTCGCCACAAAAGGTTCTAAAGAAGTTTTCATTGATAAGATCATTAGATACTGGTAGTGAAACCAGCACAATTGCTGGAGCTTCTGGCATTCTTAAAAATGGTGTAGAACTTACAAATTATAAAATTGACGACAAAGTATTTTTTGGACCCGTTGAAAAAATTAGTGTTTTCAATTTTGGATCTGGTTATGATGTAATCAATCCACCAAAATGTATCATTGCAGATTCGGATAATTCTGGAAATACTGCTCTGGCAAATGTTGCCGTAGTAGGAACCCTTAAAGATATTCTTATTGATCCACAAGACTTTGATATTGATCGAGTCATAAGCATCAGTATAAGTGGTGGTAATGGAACTGGGGCTTTAGTCGAACCAACTGTAATTGATCAATTTAGAGAAGTTATATTTAATGGTAAGAATGCCTCTGATGGTGGTGGCGTCTCCGTTTATGGTGATTTTATTAGAACAACCAATAATCATAATTTTGGAAATGGTCAAGAAATTATCTATGATCCAAATGGTAACAGATCTTTAGGAGTCACTGGATTTGGATTGACTAGTGTTACTGGTAATTTCCTAGAAACTGGTGGTAAGTACTTTACCGAAGTTATTGATCCAGTATCTTTTAGATTATATGAAAATGAATCAGATTTTAATAGTGGTATAAACACTGTTGGTTTTAGTACTGGTAGTAACAGTGGTGGTTTACATAAATTTAGAACTGCACAATCAACCAAGCAATTAACTGGTGTTAATGTTCTAGATGGTGGGGTTGGATATGAAAATAGACAAGTTGCTATTCAAACAACAGGTATCTCAACATCTAATAATTCATTCACATTTAAAAATCATGGATATTCTACAGGTGAGTTAATTACATATAACGCTACTGGTGATAAGATTCCAGATCTATCAACATCAAATCAGTATTATGTTATCAAAATAGATGATCATAACTTTAGAATTGCAGACGCTGGTGTTGCAGGAACTAGTAATACTAATTTTGATAGAGGATTGACTGAAAAAATCACTGGGATTGGAACGGGTCTTCACTTATTCAATTATCCAGAAATCACAGTTGATATTTCAGTATCCATTGCAAATACTGTAGGTGTTGTAACAGCTACTCCTATTGTAACAGGCAACATAAAAGATGCCCTTCTATATGATGGTGGAACATCATATGGATCTAAAGTTCTAAACTTCCATAATAGGCCATCTGTAAGTATTGATATAGGATCTGGAGCAGAATTTAGAGCGGTAATTGTTGATAAAAAGATTGTTGATATTTTAGTAACACAACCAGGAAATAACTATTTTTCTCCACCTGATATTAATATAATTAGTGAATCTGGAAGTGGTTGTATAGCGAGAGCAGTTACTGATGCAAATGGTCTGGTTACAGATGTAGTTGTTATCGCGAGTGGTAACAATTATGTTTTCTCAGACACTAAAATTGAACCAGTATCAAGAGGAAGTGGAGCAGTTCTACGTTCATCTATTAGAAGTCTAACTCTCAACAGCAGAGCAAGATTTAAAGATTATGGTGGTGAAGCTATAATTGATAAAGGTGAAAACGGCTTACAATATGCTGTTGTTGGTTATAGTCCAAAATTACAGTCAGATTTCCAAGACACTGATAACACCAAACACTCACCACTAATTGGATGGGCATATGACGGAAATCCAATTTATGGATGTTTTGGTTATACAGACTCAGGTGATCAAACTTCTGCTATTAAACTAATTGAATCTGGTTATGTTATTGATATTAATCAAGTCACCAATAGACCAAGTGGATTTGAATCTGGATTATTTGTCGAAGATTATTTGTTTAATGATTCTGGCGACTTAGATAAGCACAATGGTAGATTTACCAAAACACCAGAGTTTCCAAACGGAACTTATGCATACTTTGCAACGTTAGAACTAGATCCATTAACTGGAGATCTCGCATCTAGTTTCCCATATTTCATGGGTGATTCATATAGATCCAATGTTATTGAAGAAAATCTTGCAGGATCTTCAGTATCACTAAATCAAGATTTTGATTTTGTTGGAAATGAATTAATTAGAAATACTTTCCCGTACAACGTTGCAGAAGTTGGTGCTGATTATAACTTCTTTACTCAACCTTATAATTTTGATAGTCAAAGGGTTACTGTAAGGTCTAGAAAAACAGGTCAAATAGAAAGTATTTCTATTGTAAAGAAAGGAACAAATTATCAAATTGGTGATAGTGTTGTATTTGATAATAGTGATACAACTGGTGGATCAGCATCCGCTCAAGTCTCAGAAGTTACTGGAGACTTTGTTAATAGTATAACAGAGGAATTTTTGACATATGATAAATTTGTATTTGAAACTCTTAATGGAAATCAGGTAGCTGGATTCATTTCAACATATCATGATTTGGAACCGAATGATATTGTTAAAATTTCTGGTCTCTCAACTTATGTTGCTAATTTGTCTGGTGATGTAAATATTGGAGTTCCAGTTGACGACTTTAGTTTAACTGATAACATAGCAGCAGAATTTGTTGGTGGTATAACCACAGATATACCAGTCTCGAATGTCCCAGAGTTCTTAAGACCAAACTCTGAACTTCAAATTGATGATGAAACTTTTAAAGTTCTCAATATCTACAAGACTTCTGGTCCATTTAATAACATCATTAGAGCAGTAAGAGGAACCTCTGGGCTTGGTCATACTGTTGGAGATTCTATATTAGTAAAATCCAGTCAAATAATATTTAATTTTAATGGTCCAACTTTAGATTCTAAAGCAAATGATGTTGTATATTTTAATCCTACAGAAGCCGTCGGATTTGGAACTACTGTAGGTATAGCAATTGATACAGATTATGTTGTTAGTGGTGCAACAACTTTTAGAAGTGTTCCAACATATTCAATCTATCTTGAGAATCATACATTTACAGATAATCAACCAATTAAGATTATAAAACCAGCATCTGGTAATGCTATTGCAGTATCTACAGTTGGTGCTGCGTATACATTTACTCTTCCTTTATCTGGAAATGAACAACTAGTATATGCTGTCAATAAAGGTACAAATACCATTGGTATTAAAACCACTTTAGATTCTGCAGAAATTAATTTCGTTTCCTGTGATACAGACGATTATGAATATCAAATCACATCAGATTATAAGCAGGTAACTGGTAGAGTAGAAAGATTAACTGCAAGAGTAGCGACAGCATCTTCTCATGGTCTTGAAGAAGATGATGAAGTTAGATTAAATGTAAAACCAAATCTAACAGTTGGTATTGGAACATCAACAGCAGTAAGAGTCTTATTTAATGAGTTCACTCAAAATACTATTATTGATCCCATTGGTTTCAGTTCAGCTTCAGTTGGTTTATCAAGTTCAAGATTTAATATTGAGAGTCATGGTTTAGTTACTGGTGATTTGGTATTCTATGATGCGAATGAAACAACTGGTATTGATACTGGAAAGTATTTCGTATTTTCTGATGATCCAGATGCATTCTCAATTGCAGAAACTAAAACTGACCTTGAGGGAGAAACTATTAGATTAGTTGAATTTACCAAAGTTGGTGGAACTTCACATACAATATCTAAAGTAAACCCAGAAATAAAAGTAACTAGAAATAATAATATCAAATTTGATGTGTCAGATAGTTCCTTGTCTGGTTATAATTTTAGAATTTTCTATGATTCTGATTATAGAAATGAACTTGTTGGAACTGGAAGTTCTGAAGCATTTGAATTGACTGGAATTGGAACTGTTGGACTGGGAACGGCTAGTTTTACTATTAAGTTTAACGAGTATTTACCAGAGCAACTATATTATAACTTGGAAAAAATTTCAAATAATACTCTTGTAGAATCTGATATTTCAGTAGATAATTTCTCAAGAATTCTATATGTTGATAGTGAGTATTCTACAAAAACAACTGTAGTTGGATTAGGAACTACAGGTACAACATTCTTAGTTAGTCTTTCGGAAAAACCTGAAAGAGGTTCTTATAGTTCTTCTGAAGTTGATAAGTTAGAATATTCTACAAAATCAACTACTGCCTTCGGTGGAATTTCCAAACTCAATATTTTGAACAAAGGAACTAATTATGATAAACTTCCTGGAATATCAACGATTACAACAACCTTAGGAGTTAATGCTGAAATTGCTCCAAAATCAACCAATATTGGTTTGTTGGATAGAACTGAAGTTGAGAAACCTGGATTTGACTTTGCTGTTGATAAAACTCTAAAACCAGTAGCTGACATTCCAGCAAGACATGAACTTACAAATTACTTCACTACTAATAGTATCATACCAGTATATGGTGGGAAAAACTTTATTACTGCTCCAAACTTAGTCCTTGTAAACTCAGTAAGTCTTGAGCAAGTTGATGATGTAAGTATCATTGCCGAATTAGACTCTGGAAGTATTAGTAGTGTTGAAATCATAAATCCTGGAAGTGGTCTTCAGGGTGTTGGTCATAGTGTCTTTAGTTTGATTAATGATAATGGTTTAAGTATTACAAAGATTGATAGTGTTCAAACTGGAATTATGACTCTAACTGTTGTGACTCCAATATTAGGATTCTCAACAAGCCCACTACAAGCAGGTGATGAAGTATTTGTTGATGGTATTCAGGAATATACTGGAGAAGGCGATGGATTTAATTCTAAAAATTATGGATTTAGATTCTTTGAAGTTACAAATTTCAATTCTGGTGTTAACCCTGCTGAAGTTACAATTGATCTAACTGGGATAGGAACAGGATCTCCTGGAATTGGTGTTACTAATGTTAACTTTGGATCTATTGTTAAGAAAGAATCTTACCCAACATTCTCTGTAGACATCGCTAGTAAAGATTTTATTGATAATGAACCTTTACTATTAGAAAACGACTTGGGTGAAACAACCAAAACTGTTTTGAAAGTGGATTCTTCTAATGAAGCATTCCTTAAAACCAGAGGTGATTTAAAACTGGTTGTTGGAAATAAACTTCTTGGTTCAATCTCTGGAGCTAGAGGAACAGTTGTAGACACTAAGACTTTTGATGGTTTCTATGATGTTGGATGTGGATCTACAATTAACTTTGGTTGGTTGACAAATAAAGGATTCTTGAATGATGATACTCAAGTCATGTCAGATAATGACTATTACCAAAAACTAGCATATAGTATTAAGAGTCCTGTTAAATTTAATGATCTAATTGGTCCAGTCAATCGTTTGGCACATATTTCAGGTACAAAGAATTTCGCTGACACTGAAATCAATTCAGTAGCTGTTGCTTCTACTAATTTTATTAGTGATGGCACACAATCTATAGTTATTGACCTATTCTCTGAATCAGATGTAACAACTAACAATTTCTTTGATTTTGCAGTTGATACTGATGTTGAACAGAATGTAACTAATATTAGTCAACTTGCTACAAATTCAATCAAGTTTGGAACTAAAAAACTTACCAACTTTATTGAATGTTTGACTAATAGAGTTCTGAGTATTGATGATATAAGTGAATCATTTATTGATAGAGAAAACTTAGTCGGTGATTTCGTAGATATTATTAAGTTCCCTTCTGGAACAGGATATTCTAGATTTACAGTTGTAGTAACTGACGTTGTTGATCTGACATCATTCCAAATTTATGATTTGGTTGTTATTACTGATGGTAATAATAATACCTTCCTTCTAGAAAAATCAAATATCAAATCTAATCCTCAACTACAAGTAGATCTTGTAGAAGAGCAAGAAAGTCTAGGAGAATTTACTACAGAATTTTCTCAGTTAGATGGAACTATCGCTTTAAGATATTCCCCATCAAATTCAGAAAAAACTTATGATATAAAAGCATTCCGCCAACTATTTGATTCAAGAACTACTGGTATTGGAACCAATATTATTGGTGATACAAGACTCATCGGCGTAACCACTGTAATTGGAGCTGGATCTACAGATCAAATTGTTGGATTTGATACTAGTGATTTTAATTCAATGTTTGCATATGTTGAAGTTATAGATAATACAACTTCTGAAAGGCAATATGCAGAAATAACTGTTCTTCATGATGGGGTCAACGCATATCTTGGTCAATATGGATTTGATAGTAGTGAAAGATTGCTAAGTTTCTCACCTATCGGTACATTTGGTGCCGATATAGTAAATGATGTTCTAAAATTAGAATTCCATAATGATGGTTCAAATACCGCCACAATTAAAGCAAATGTTGTTGGATTCACAACCACCAATGTTGGATTGAGAACAGAACACTTTAAACTTCCCGCACAGCAAAATGGTACAGAAAGAACAGCAAGAATAGAATCTAATGTAATTCAAGAAACTGCTAATGCTGGTTATGGTATCACAGTTGTTGGAATCACATCAATTATTGATCGTTTCTCAAAATCAATCATTAGAGTTTCTAGTGGAAATACTGAATCATTAAGTCAAGTTCTATTTGCTCAGGAGTTTGCTCAAAAAGATACCTATGTTCTTGAGTATCCACAATTAGGTATAAACACACCAATTGGTCTTGGATCATTTAGTGCTCAATATAATGGAGTTTTCTGTGAGTTGATTTTCCTACCTGATGCAAAATATATTGGTGATGAAATCAGAATTGAAGAATTTAGTGAGATTGTTTATAGCGATCTAGATACAAACATTAACCAAATTGAGGAATTTGGATTTGGAACTGCTATTGAGCTTGTTATACAGGCAAAATACACTCCACAAGACAGAACTAGTTTCACTTTAGAATATGAAGGTTATCCGATTTTTGCAAGAAGATTTAATCCTTCAAATAGTTCAGTATTTGATCAGACAACAGGAAACATTTTCCTAGAAAGTCATTTCATGAATAATGGCCAGGATATCAAGTATGCACCTGGATCATCTATCATTGGAATTAATTCAGAATCAATTACTATTGGATCTACAACCGCTGGTGGTGAAAGTTTAATCGGTGATATTAGAAGTGGATCAAACGTTGTTTCTTCAGCAAGCAATAGTTCAGGTATATCTATTGGTGAAGAGTTCTTTGGACCTGGTGTTGGATCTGGTGCAACTATTGTAAGTATTGGAAGCACATTCAGATTCTTCCTTGGAGATTCTGATGGAACTAAAGTTATCACTGGAGTTGCAAACACTTCAGTTATTGCGATTGGTGATACAATTCGTGAACTTGTCACAGAAACTGGATTTGGAACTGTTACTGCTATTGGTGAAGGATCTCTCACTGTTGCAAATAATGTTCCAGTTGGTATTGGAAGCACATATTATTCAGAAAGACTTGGAATTGGTATTACAATGTCTGTTGTGGCTACGGCAACTACAAGCAGACAGTCTTACTTTTCTGGAGTTACCACAAATATTCTACCAGAGAATCTATTTGTAATTAGAATTGATAATAATAACATTAAACTTGCTACCAAGAGAGACTTTGCTCTAAAAGGTCTTGGAATTTCACCAACAGGTATTGGTGAAGGTAACAGTCATCTAATTGACACTACCAAAAAACTTGAAAAATCATTGATTGTTCTCGATGGTGTTGTTCAAGATCCTATTTCTAGAACACTAGTCACACATGAGACTATTGAACCAGTTGCTGTTGGTAGAACATTCCTTGCACTATCTGGCATCTCAACTCTTGTTCCCGATTACATTTTAAAAATTGGTGATGAGATGATGAACATTTTGAATGTTGGAGTTGGTACAACAGGACTTGGCCCAATTACTGGTATTGGCACTTTCCAACTTGTAAATGTTGCTAGAGGATTTGTTGGAACAACAGAAGTTGCTCACGAAAGCAATCAAACAGCAATTGTTCACAGAGGAGCATATAACATTGTAGAAAGTGATATTCACTTTGTTGATACACCTAAAGGTTCTGGTGGCGATTTTGTTACCGATGATAGAGGACTATCATTTACTAGATCTGAATTTAATGGGCGTGTTTATCTAAGAAGTGATTACACCACGAATGAACTTTATGATGATATTTCAACTGAATTCACTGGTATTGGTAGAACGTTTGCACTAGGTGTTAATGGTGGAGATTATCCTGTTGGTCTCGATACTTCTAGTGGAAGTGGACTACTCTTCCTTAATGGTGTTCACCAGGGTCAGTCAACTGATAACAACCCTCTGAATGTATATTCAATCGTATCTAACGTAGATGATGTAGAAGTAGTATTCAGTGGAACTAAACTGATAACTGGTGATGATTATATTAGCGAACTTGATGCTATTAAAAACAAACTGCCAGTTGGTGGTGTAATTGTTTCTGTTGCATCTTCTGGTGGAATCGGAGTAGCACCTCTAGTTGGAGCTAAGGTCATTGCTGAGGTCGGTGCTGGTGGCACTATTACTAATATTGTTGGTCTTGATACTGTAGGAACTTATACAACCATCACTGATTTTATCTATGATGGAACAAGTGGTATTGGAACAGTGACTACTGCTGGGCCTCATGGATTTACTAATAATGATTTCTTAGACATGAGAAACATTCAGTTTGATTGCACTAGTGGCTATGACAGTCTAGTTGGCGTTTCTACTGTTGATTATGATAATGTATCTGGAATCATGACTGTAACAACATCTGGCAATCATAACCTGAATAAGGATATGAGAGTTCAGTTTGATGGTTTGCAGATGATCTGCCCTGCGGGATCTTACAATAAGAGAGTTGGTGTTACCACATTTGAATATAACAATGTTGTTGGTATCATGACGATTACCACTAACCTTGTTCATGGATTGAATCCTGGTATGCAAGTCAAACTTGAAAGATTTGAGTTTGCTTGTGCATCTGAACATGCTGGTGTCACTACAACATTCTTCCCAGATGGAACAAATGGTAGAGTCTTTAATGTTGTAACTAAGAGAAATAGCACAACTCAATTTGAAACACAAGTTGGCGTTTCCACTATCCCTCATATTCCAACTGGTACAAGTGAGGCTGCAGTAGAAATTGGTGTTACTACTGACAGATTCCCAAGTGATATTGGTACTCAGTGGGGTATTAGTGGTTTTGATTACACCGAGTCTATCGGTGTTGGTACTATCACTACAAAGGGAACTCATGGAATTGGAATTGGATCTTTTGTCAGATTGGCAAATCTCGAATTCTCATGTGATTCTGAGCACTCTGGAGTCACTACAACTATCTTCCCAGATACTGTAATTGATGAATTTGAAGTTACTGCAACTTCAGCAACAACACTGACAGTTAATGTAGGTCCATCAACAATTGCTCACACATATGTTGATCATAGTGGACATTTAAATCGCGTAACATACGCTGATAGTTATTTGGTCAATTCAATTGTTGGCCCAACAACATTCGTCACTAATGTAAATCCTGTCGGTTTTGCACATACTTACGTTGGTGGTGGTAATGTTGATACTGGATTTACCACTACTAGATTCCCAGATAATAGAGGAATTCCTTTTGCAATCGAAAACTTTGAATATGACAAGACAACTGGTTTCTCAACTATTACTACTAAGAAAAATCACAGCGGTCTTGCCATTGGGGATATAATTAATCTCTCTGGAATTGCAATGACTTGTCTTGCATATGGTAATGAGATTGCTATCTACGACTTTGATTACACCGCATCAACTGGCGTTAGTACAATCCTAACAGCAGATAATCATGGTTTAAGTGATGGTGATCTGGTAATGCTTCGCGATATTGAATTCTCATGTGCAGCTCCTCATGCAGGCGTGACAACAACTATCTTCCCAGATGGAACTCAAGGTTTCTACTTTAACGTTAATGCTGGAAGTTCTGGAACATCAATCGTTACAAACGTAGGTATTTCTACAATTGCTCACGATTATGTTTCTGGAACTGGTAAGGTTAGAATTGGCATCACAACTTCAATTTTCCCAGATGGAACTCAAGGATCTGAATTCCAAATCTTTGGTCTTCCTGCTTCTAATAAAATTATCACTAATGTAGGAGTTTCTACAATTGATCATATCTACGATGATCATGGTGTTGTATTTGGTGTCAAATCAGTTGGGCCATATGAAATTGAAACTATCATATCACCCACCCAATTTATAGTCGATGTCTTTAAAGTTGGATTTGCACATACATTTGTTCCAAATAGAAGAAAAGGTGGTATAGACGCTGAGGTTGCAGTATACAATTACTTGACATTCGGTTCTGGTTACTTCAATACTGTAGATGTTGTAGTTGAAGAGGAAGGTCATTCTGGCGCTGCTGCAACAGTAGTAGCAACTGTAAACGATGGTGGTGTCTTATCTTTCAATATTGAAGGTGAGGGATCTGGATACACGAATCCAACAATTCAAATCGAAACACCATCATACTCCGATCTTCCAATTCAAGGTGTTAGTAGACCTGGCATTGGAGCTACAGTAGAAACTGGATTGGGTGTAAAAGTTGACTGTATAGTTGGATCTGCTGCTACTACTGGAATTGGAACAGATCTCTTTGGAATTGTTAACTATGAATTATCCAGTCCTGGATTCTCCTTCAAACGAGGTGATGTCTTTACTCCAGTTGGACTTGTTACTGCAGCAGGAGTAGGAACTGAATATTCACAATTGACTTTTGAAGTTCTTGAAATTCTTAGTGACACTTTCTCTGCATGGAACTTTGGAGAAATTGATTATATTGACTCAATCAGAAGTCTTCAAGATGGAACTAGAACTAGATTCCCACTTAACTTGAATGGCATCCCTCTAAGTTTCCAAACAGATCCTACAAACCAAAGATCAGCTGAGATTGACTTGGATTCTGTTCTCTTGATCTTTGTTAACGGTGTTGTTCAGGTGCCCAAAAAGGATTACTTCTTTGAAGGTGGTACAAGTTTCAACTTCAACTTCACCTCACCACCAGGCCCATCTGATGTAATTTCCATCTATTTCTATAGAGGAACTAGAGGCGTTGATAGTTTCATTGTTACAGTATTTGAGACTGTAAAACCTGGAGATCAAGTTCAACTCAGGAAATTTGATGGAACAGAAACCACTACTCAGAATGAAAGAACAATCTTCTCTATTAAGGACTCTACTGACATTGAAACAAATGTCTATAGAGGACAAGGTATCGATGCAAACATCTTCAGACCAATCTCCTTTACCAGACAGAAGAAAGATATCATCATCTCTGAACAAAATCAACCAAAAATCAGAGAAACACTTGAAGCACAAATCATGCCAACCAGTAAAGTCATTAGAGACTTTAGTGTAACTGACTCTGAAATATTCCTTGAGAGTGCAGATCTCTTTAGATATGAGCAAGATGAAGGAAACACTGGTCTAGTTGTTGCAGATGGTCTTATTGTTAAATATAACGATCCCGTTGCGGCCGCAGTTACAGCATCAGTATCAGTTGGTGGAACAATTACATCATTAACTATTGCAAGTGCTGGTTCTGGATATGCTGATGGACCTGTCGAAGTTTCTATTGCAAATCCTTCAAAAGTTGACAATTCAAAATATGGAATTATTGGAGTTGGAACTACTGCAATTGCAACTGGCAGTGCATCAGGTGGCATATTAACTTCAGTAACACTCACTAATGAGGGATTAGGTTATGATCCTACTAATCCACCAAAAGCAATTGTAGAATTCCCTGCTTCTGAAACTGAATCTATTAGCAATTCAGATATCATTCTTGGTTACGCAGGCATTATTACTGGAATCGGTACAACAACTGGAACTGGTGGTCATCCTCTTGCACTTAAACTTCAAGTTGATTTGAATGATTCTGGCCCTGTATCTTTACTGCCAACTTTACTAGAAGGTTATCCAATTTTTGTTAAGGGTACTGTTACTGGATCTGGAGTTACATCAGTTAATGTGGATGATTCTGATATAGTTGGAATCGGAACAAATCTGTTAGATAACATCTATACAGTAAACGCATTTAACATTGAAGGTAATACAGGTATTATTACTTGTAATATTAAATCTGACACAAACGTTATAGCAATTGCTCAAACCTTTGGTGCAAATATTGGTGAATTCTCTTGGGGTAAACTCTCTGGATTTACTAGAGGAGATACTCCAATTTCAATTTCCGTAAGCGGAAATACTGTTGATGTTGGGTTAACAACTTTCTCTTCAATATCAAGACGTGGATTGGGACTTAGAAACACTGGTAGTCTAAGTAAAATTATCTTCCTATAACTCAACGTATAAATAAAAAAAATTCCTTTTAACAGGTAGTAATGGCGGCTATTGTAACGGATCAGTTTAGAATCTTAAATGTCAATAATTTTATTGATTCCGTTGAGAATTCTAATAATTCATATTTCATCTTTACGTCTCTACCAAACCCAACTTTAGCTATTGGGTATGGTAGAACATCTGATTGGAATACCAACACTTCTGGTCCTCCTAGCCCAGTTGATAATTTCAATTACAGCAATCATGCTTATGATACGATGCTGTTTGGTAGAAAAATTACCCCTGCTAATATTCGTAGAGTTATTAAAAGAGTTGATTGGGAACAAGGTAATGTTTACGAGCAATATCGTCATGACTATAGTTTAAATAATCTATCACCAGTTACTGGATCAACCAGACTTTATGATGCAAGATATTATGTGATGAATTCTGATTTCAGAGTTTATATTTGTATTGAAAATGGAGCAACACCTTCAAACCCTTCTGGAAATTCATCTCAAGATGAACCAAATTTCACAGATCTAGAACCAACTAAGGCTGGTAGTAGTGGTGATGGTTATTTTTGGAAATATCTGTTTACAGTTTCTCCATCAGATATTATTAAATTTGACTCAACTGAATATATTACTTTGCCACCAAATTGGTCAACTAGTATTGATCCACAAGTTTCAGTTATTCGTGATAATGGTGATTCTAGCGTAAATAATAATCAGTTAAAAACAGTTTCAATTAAGAATGCTGGATTTGGTTATGGTCTAGGTCTTGATGTTGAATTAGATATTCTTGGCGATGGAACTGGAGGAAAAGTTGTTGTTTCTACTGATACTAGTGGAAGAATAATCAATGCTCAAATATCTGCTGGTGGTAGTGGATATAGTTACGGTGTTATTGATCTAGGACCAATTCAAAGTGGTAGTTTAACTGAGTTTGCTGAATTAATTCCAATTATTCCACCATCTAAAGGTCATGGATTTGACATATACACAGAACTTGGTGCAGAAAAAGTTTTAGTTTATGGACGTTTTGATGATTCAACTAAAAACTTTCCAACAGATACTCAATTTGCACAAGTTGGTATTGTAAAAAATCCAACATCTTTTGGATCCACATCCAATTTCACTTCTAATGACTTTAGTGCAACAGGTCAAATTAAAGTTGTAAATCCATCTGGCAGTTTAGTCGTTGGTAATACAATTAAGCAAATTGTAGGTACTACAACAGCTGTTGCATACGTTGCATCTTTTGACGAAGAAACAAACGTAATTAAATATATTCAAGATAGAACACTTTACTTTAATAAAACTACTGGAACACAACGCGATTATATTGGTGTTACTTCCGAATCAAAATATGTCAATTTTGAATCATCTGCAGAGTCTATTACAACTGATGGTGGATTCTCAGCATCAGTTGACACTACCTTTGCTGGAATCACGACAATCCTTGGAAACAATGTTGTCAACTTGGGAGTTAACTTCACAGATGGAATAGCAAACCCACAGATAAATAAGAGGACAGGTGAAATAATATACCTAGACAATAGACCAACAATTGCGAGAAACTCTCGCCAAAAAGAAGACATTAAGGTAGTTCTGGAATTCTAAAAAATGGCACAAAAGACAAATCTAAACACGACCCCATATTTTGACGATTTTAACGAAAACGACAATTTCTATAAGGTTCTGTTTAAGCCAGGGTTTCCAGTTCAAGCCCGAGAGTTAAATAATGCTCAGTCTATTCTTCAAAATCAAATTGAAAAATTTGGAGATCATTTCTTCAAGGATGGTTCTGTTGTAATTCCTGGTGGAATTACATATGATAGTGAATATTATTCCGTAAAGATTAATCCAGAGTATCTTGGTGTTTCCGTTGAAGCATATGCCCAAAATTTTATTGGTACGGAAATTTTAGGACAAACTTCAAGAGTAACTGCATCTGTTGTAAATGTACTACTTGCAGATGATTCAGATGATGATCAACTTACAATATATGTCAAGTATTTAAACTCTAGTGAAGATGGTGAATTTTCAACATTTACTGAAAGTGAACTCCTTCTTGCAGAAGATGATGTAACTTATGGAAATACAACTATTTTCCAGGGTTCCGCATTTGCTCAGGTTGTTGCAAAGGATGCCACTGCTATTGGATCAGCCATTTCCATAGCTGATGGTATTTACTTTGTTCGTGGATTCTTTGTAAATGTATTAGCACAAACTATTATACTAGATCAATATACCAACAATCCAACATATAGAGTTGGTCTAGACATTATTGAGACAACTGTAAACTCAAATGAGAATACAAAATTATTTGATAATGCCGCTGGATTTAATAATTTCTCAGCTCCTGGAGCAGATAGATTCAAGTTCCAATTACAACTTACTAAAAAATTAGTAACTGATGAGGATGATAAAGAATTTGTAGAAATTCTAAGACTTAATGACGGTGAAACTGATAAGGCAGAACAAAAAACTCAATATAATCAAATTAGAGATTATTTTGCACAGAGAACATATGAGGAATCTGGTGATTACACTGTAGTCCCTATGGACCTCACTATGGATGAGTGTCTAAACGATGAGCAGGGTAATGATGGTATCTATGAGCGCAGTCAGACTACTAGGAGTGGAAATGTACCTACAGACGATTTAATGTGCCTTACAGTGGGTCCTGGTAAGGCATATGTGAATGGATATGATATTGATATATCAGGGTCAAGAGTAGTTGATATTCCAAAACCACGAACAACTAAGAGAGTTGATAATTCTCTAGTTGCATTTGATCTTGGTTCAGTTTTAATGGTGGAAAATGTACATGGTACACCAGTAATTGGGCTTGATAAGGATTCCACTCATGTAATTGATCTTTATGATCAAAGAAGAAATAGTACTACTGCTGGCACTGGTGAAAAAGTTGGTGAAGCCAGAATATACTCATTTGCCCCTAGAAATTCATATTCAAGTGATGCTACTAATTGGGAATTAAGACTATTTGATATTCAGACTTACACTGAATTGACCCTAAATGAAGTATATCAATATTCTAAAGGTACTTATTTCAAAGGAAATAGTAGTGGTGCTAGTGGATATGCTGCTGAAGCTTGGACAAGTGGTGACAAAGTAAAACTTCATCAAACTTCTGGAACTTTTGCTGAAGGAGAAACCATCAGTATTGATGGCACAAATGAATTTCCAAGAACTATCAAAGATATGATAGTTTATGATATCAATTCAGTAAAATCTGTATATCAGGATGCATCAACTCTTGGTTTAACTGCTGATTTTGTTGCAGATACACTTCAAAGAGGTAGAGTCGCTCCTAGATTTACTAGAAGAGATACAGTTCAAATTACATCAGGAGGAACTGTAACTTCTCCAGGTAATAAGTTTACTGGAATTGCAACTAATTCAATTATCAGATATCAAAATCCAGAATATGATAATGTTGTATTCAACCGTGTAAGTGCAGTTGCTGCTGATGGAGATTCAATGACAATTGTGGCCGTACCAACGGTCGCTGGTGTTGTTACTGGAACTCTACCATCTGGCACAATTGAAACTGGATTTAGAATTGGTCAGACAAGATTTGAACAAGGTGACAATGGCGGATCACTATTTTTACCATTAGATCAGGCAAATATTGCATCAGTTGATATTTCTGGATCAAATCTTACAATTTATGATCAAATACTTGCACAATCAACAAATGCTCAAGGTGAAATGTCCATCAACATTAGTAATGTTGGTGTAACAAGTTCATTTTTTGATGCCTTTGATGGTGAAAGATATGTAATAACATATTCGGATGGATCTACAGAAAGACTGAGATCTGAACAGTTCACACTCAATAGTGATGGAACTGAAATTTCATTTAGTGGTCTAAAGAGAAGTGAAAGTAACGTTACTGTTCTTGTAACAGCTAAAAAGAGAGGATTGCAATCAAAATTAAAACAGTGGTCAAGAAGTACAAAACTAACTGTAGATAAGTCCAAATTGAGGAGTTCTGGAATCTCTACAGGAACCGTCAATGGAATGAACCATAACGCTTTTTATGGACTTAGAGTTGAAGACGAAGAAATTTCACTAAATTATCCAGATGTTGCAGAAATTCTTGCTGTATATGAATCCAAAACATCAGAAGCTCCAGTATTAGATGCATTGACATTTGAAACTGGTCTTGCATTAGATACAAATTCAATTCTTGGTGAGTACATTCTTGGACCCGATAATAATGCTGTAGCACAAATTGTTACAAGATCATCACCAACTAAAGTTGAAATTGTATATTTGAATGATGATAGATTCTCTGTTGGTGAAACTCTCACATTCCAAGAATCTAAAATTGAAGGAACTATTCAGGCAATTATTGAAGGTAGATATGTAGATATAACTGAGCAATATATTCTTGATGATGGTCAAAGACCAGATTTCTCTGATTATTCAAGATTAGTTAGAGTTGAAAATAAAGTTCCAACAAAACAGTTGTTAGTTATCTTCAATCATTACGTTATCCCAGATAGTGATGATGGTGATGCTTTTACTGTACTATCTTATGGTGCAGATAGATTCAAGAATGACATACCAGATATTTTTGATCCAAACAATTTCAATCAATTTAGTTTTGCAAGAGCTTCAGATACATTAGACTTTAGACCAAGAGTTGCTCCTTTCGGAACTGAAGCTGGAAAATCACCATTTGATTATGACTCTAGAGATTTCTCAGTCACTGGTTCTTCTTCACCATTGATCCCAAAAGACTCTGAAAGTTCTTTCCTTAGTTATGATTTCTACTTAGGTAGAATGGATAGAATTCTTCTAACTCCAGAGGGTGAAATTGAAGTTGTTGAAGGTGTTCCATCTGAAGATCCACAAGTACCTTCAGTTGTCGAAGACTCTATGACTTTGGCAACATTGGAGTCTCCACCATATGTTTATAATGTTGAAAGCACTAGACTAACTCTTATTGATAATAAGCGTTTCACGATGAGAGATATCGGTGCTCTTCAAGATAGAATTGAAAATCTTGAAGATACAGTTTCTCTTTCAATACTTGAAAATGATACTAGATCTTTAGAGATTACAGACGCTGATGGATTGAGCAGATTCAAAACTGGTTTCTTTGCTGATGATTTTACAAATAATGACTTATTTGATAGTGAATTGACAACTATGGTTGTTGATCCAGGTATCGAACAACTTTCATGTGAAGCTTCCCAAATAACTTTAACCCCACAGTTACAGTATCGAACACAAGATGATGTTAATACTCTAGATCTATCATCTAATGATCCATTGTTGGATACAAATTGCCAAAAAACAGGAAATGTTGTAAGTCTAAGATATGAAGAGATTGAGTATCTGAAACAAGCATATGCAACTAGAGTTGAGAATGTAAACCCATTCAGTATTATTGATTATGTTGGTACTATTCTGTTACAACCAGCACAAGATACATGGACAGAAACTAAGGTTAGTAATAAAAAGAGAATTCAGAGACAGTTTAAGACCTTAAACACTAAGAGTCAAAACGTTGTAGAAAAATTCAGGGTTGGAAAACCAAAAAATGGTCCGTCTTCAATGAAGACTACGACCAAGAAGAGTACGAAAGTAGATACATCAGTATCAACTTCAATTACTGACGTTTCTACAAAAATTGACTCAAAGACTACTAAAGCCAAGTATATGAGAGAGAGAAACGTCTCTTTCTTTGCTGATGGATTGAAACCATTTACAAGATATTATGGTTTCTATGATGGATCCAGAAAGGTAAGACTTCTTCCTAAGTTGGTTGAAATTAAAAACGTTCAGGGATCTTTCCAAGTTGGAGAAATTGTTGAAATTTGGAATAGAAAGGCACAAAGATATGTTAGAGATGGTCGATTCTCTAATATTGCCGTTGACGATCCTAAAACTAAAAAGTTTAAGAGAGCTCGTAGAACAGCTGTTTGTAGACTTGCTAGACCAAATCATAAGTCTGGAAGGATTACAAGCCCAAGCGATGTATATACTTTTAATCCATATAATAGAGGACAAGATATTAGTAGGTTAACTAGTTACAATAGTTCTTCTACATTTTTGAATCTAGATATTCTTGGAATGTCTCGTAAGGCACAAGGTAAGTTCTTTGGAAACTTCTGGTCAAATTATGTAATTATCGGTAGAAAGAGTGGTGCAGTTGCAACAGTCAGTAGAAAAAGGTTGATGACTGATGGTATTGGAAGTTTGTATGGAAACATTGCATTTGCTGGACCAAAAGATGTAAATGCAAGATTTAAGACAGGAACCAAAGTATTCAAATTAACTAACGATAGTAAGGATACAGTTGCATTACCTGGACAAATTAAGCATAGTGATGCAGAAGCTCCATTCACCTCTTCAGGAACAATTACCAGAACTACATTAACAACAACCATTAAAAAACTGGTAACGACAACTAAAAATGCGGTTACGACTGTAACCAAAACGAATGTCTTTAGAATGCAGAGACTTCCACCCCCACAGATTATTGTGAGAAGGGAGATTGTTGAAAGAACAAGAGTTATTGAGCCTAGAATTATTAGGGAAACCCGAGTTTTGAGGGAGAGGGTTGTTGTAAGACCAGTTCCTAGAAGAGACCCTCTGGCACAGTCATTCACAACAGATAAAAAAGGTGCATTCATTTCCTCTGTTGACATTTACATGGCAACAAAAGATCGTAGAGCACCATTGACTGTTGAATTAAGAACAATTCAATTAGGTCTACCAACACTACAACTTGTTTCTCAAGAAGCACAAGTGGTTCTCCAACCATCACAAATAAATATTTCTGATGATGCTAGTGTTGCTACTAGAGTTACTTTCTCAGCACCAATTCCTGTTGAACCAGAAACTGAATATTGTATTGTACTTCTAGCACCAACTTCGATCAAGTATAATGCTTGGATTGCAAAACTTGGAGAGAAAACTGTAAACACTGCAGAACTATCTGGGCCTGAATCACAGCAATATACTAGACAGTATGGTTCTGGTTCACTGTATAAGTCACAGAACGGTTCTATTTGGACACCATGTCAGTTTGAAGACATGAAGTTCCGAGTTAATAAGTGTCGTTTCTTAGTTGATAACGGAACTGTTACATTCCATAATCCAGATATTGATAGAGATGGTGATCAACTTCCTGATATGCCAGAAGATCCAATTAAGTCTCTACCAAGACAACTTGATGTTGGTATTACAACTGTATTGACACAAGGGATGAAGGATGTTCTACAGATTGGTAGAAAGGTCGGAACTGGATCACTTGTTACTGGTGTAATTGGTAATGTTGGTGGAACTATCCAATCCCTGAAAGCTAATTTGCCTGGTATTGGATATTCTGATGGTACTTACAGTAATGTAAACTTCTTCTCATTATCTGGTGATGGATCTGGAGCAACAGGTATAGTAACAATTGCTAATGGTGTTTTATCTTCAGCGTCAATTGCAAATACTGGAACTGGTTATATTGCTGGAGAGTCTCTTGGCATTACTACAGCAGATGTGACTAAAGGTACTGGTGCTCAGATATCAATTTCTGCGATTGATGGTGTTGATACACTTTATCTTACAAATGTCAGAGGTGAACACCTTGTTGTTGATGATCCACTAGTTTACTATGATGATAGTGGAAATGCACAAACTTTGAATACTGGTGTTACAACAGCAGTTAGAACTTCTATTGTTTCTGATGAATTGCATTCAGGAAATGTAATTGAAGTTCTTCATCCAAATCATGCACTGAAAGATACTCGTAATGTTGTTGACATCTATAACGTAGATCCAACAAGAATTCCTTCAGAATTAAATGTGGATATTAACGCCACTGTAACATCTATTGGAGTTGCTGACACTTCACCTTATGGAACATTCCAAGGTATAACTACTTCTGCTGGATATATCTTGGTTGATAATGAAGTCATGTATTACAACAGCATTGGTAATGGCACTCTTGGAATAGCCACAAGAGGCGCAGAAGGAACCACGGCCGTTAGACATGCAGCTGGAGACGAAGTATATCCATATGAATTCAATGACATTTCACTGACTCAAATTAACAAAGTCCATAACATTCCTTCTGCAGTAGTTTTCCAAGCAAATAAAACTATTGATACCTACTATATTGAAATTGATAGGGGTAATAGGAGAGATGGTCCAAACATGTTGAATTTTGCAAGTGAATTTATTGCTGGTGGTGATGAAGTATTTGCTTCTGGTAACATTCAGTATGACAGATTAAACTGCAGACTTGACATTGTTACTCCTAAGAAGACCAAAATTGAAACTCGCGTGAGAACAATTTCTGGAACTAGTGCTGGTGGTAATGAAGCATCTTTCGTTGATCAAGGGTTCTTGTCAACTGAACCAAATGCAACTTTATTGTTTGGCCAACCTCAAATGGTTTGTTCAAAAGTAAATGAAGAAGCAAATGTAACAGGTCTACCAAGAAACAAATCATTTACAGTTGAAGTTGATTTGCAGAGTACAGATAGTAATTATTCACCATTTATCTATCTTAATAACTGCTCTATTGACTTTGATAGATCTAGAGTTGATAATCCAATTAGTGATTATACAACCGATTCTAGAGTAAATTCCATACAAGATGATCCTCATGCTGCAATCTACGTTTCTGATAGGATTGATCTGAAAAACCCTGCAACTTCACTTAAGTTGTTCACAGCAGCTTATGTTGATCCCACTGCAGACATCAGAGCACTCTTCAGAACATTCCCAGTTGATAGTGGAAACACAAATCCATCATTTGTTCTGTTCCCTGGATTTGATAACTTAACTGATACTGATGGTGATAATTTTGGCGATCAAGTCATAGATCCATCTAAAAATTCTGGTAAACCAGATCAGCAAGTTATTTCTGTAACAGTTGATGAAATGAGGGAGTACCAATTCAGTATTGATGAATTGCCACCATTTACTGCATATCAGATAAAGATTGTGTTTAGTGGAACAAATGAGTGTCTCGCTCCTAGAATGAATGATCTTAGAACCATTGCATTAGCATAAAATGTCTGAATATATTAAAGTAGATCAAGATCCCAGTTTGTATAAAAACTTAGAAACTGGGAGTGTGATCAATGTAGATGATCAAGCTTATGCAAACTACATGAAATTAAAAAGGCAAAAAGAAAGAAAAAATGAAGAGATTGATCAACTTAAAAATGAACTCTCTGAAATCAAGGGGATATTGAAGACTCTCATTGAGAATAATAATAAATAGTCAAGAGCCCTGATGAACTTGTAAGATGGCAGTATATTCACACAACTTGATTATCAATCAGGGTGCTGATTTTACTAAAAATTTCACCATTGAAGATGCGTCAACAAACTCACCCAAGAGTTTGGTTGGATATGCTGTTAGTGCTCAATTAAGAAAGACTCCAACGTCATCTTCAAAACACACTTTCATTTCAACAGTGACAAGTGATAGTGGTGGAAATGTTCGTATTTCTTTAGGTGCAACGGAAACATCTGCCATAAAAAGTGGTAGATATGTTTATGATGTTGTAATTAATAGTGGGATAGACACTGTGAGTGGTATTTCTACAACACTTAGAGTTGTTCAAGGTTCCGCGATTGTCAATCCTGGAATTACCCGATAATGGCTGGAATAACTACAGTCACAACTGAGAATAGCTCTACTGTAACTACAGTTTTATTAAATAATAGGACTGATAAATCAGTTTCATCTCTTGATGATACCAGCAAATCTGTAAAAATTTTACTGAATAATTAGTTTGGAGTAAAATGGCATCACCATCTACAAGACAAGAATTAATAGATTACTCTCTACGAAAACTTGGTGCGCCAGTTTTAGAAATCAACGTGGATGATGATCAGATAGATGATTTGGTTGATGATACCATTCAATATTTTCAAGAACGTCATTTTGATGGATCTGAAAAAACATTTCTAAAATATCAAATTACACAAGATGATATTGATAGGGGAAGGGGTCCAGGTAGTTCTGCAAGCACTGGAATTTCAACTACAACAGTAACAGAATCTGTTGGATTGACAACAGAATTTTCTTTTGAAGAGAACAACAATTATATTAAAGTACCAGATTCTGTTATAGGAATCAATAAAATTTTTAAATTTGACACTAGTTCTATTTCTGGTGGCATGTTTAGTATTAAATATCAACTATTTTTAAATGATCTATACTACTTCAGTAGTGTGGATCTTCTAAATTATTCAATGACAAAAAGATATCTAGAAGATATTGATTTCTTATTAACTACAGATAAGCAAGTTAGATTTTCAAAGAGATCTGGTAGATTGTATCTAGATATTGATTGGACTGCTCAGACAGCTGGTGATTATCTTGTTATTGACTGTATTCGTGCTTTAAATCCATCAGATTTTAATAAAATATATAATGATACTTGGGTAAAAAGATACTTAACTTCTTTAATCAAAAGACAGTGGGGTGCGAACATGATGAAATTTAGTGGAACCAAACTACCTGGAGGTGTTGAACTTAATGGTAGACAATATTATGAAGATGGAAATGCAGAAATAAGAGAAATAGAAGATAAGATGGCTAGTTATTATGAATTACCACCCATGGACATGATAGGATAATGGCAAGAAATTCTTATTTTCTACAAGGATCAAGTCAAGAGCAGTATTTACTTCAAGATTTGATTAATGAGCAGTTAAAAATATATGGGATAGATGTATATTATATCCCACGAAAAATTCTTGGCACTGAAAAAATTTCTAAAGAAGTTACAATGTCTAAGTTAGATGATAATTTTATCATCGAAGCATATCTTGATAATTATCAAGGATATGGTGATAATGTCAATATCATGTCAAAATTTGGTATTGAACTTAGAAATGAAATATCATTAACAATTTCAGCAGAAAGATTTCAGACTTATATCGTAGAGTTTTTAAAAGATTTAAAAGAACAAGATGCTAGTGAAATTATATTAGATTCTAGGCCTAGAGAAGGTGATGTCATTTTCTTCCCTCTTGGTGAAAGACTTTATGAAATTAAATTTGTTGAGGAAGAAAAACCATTTTACCAATTAGGTAAAAATTATGTTTATCAGATAAGTTGTGAACTTCTTAGACTTGAAGATGAAATTATCGATACTGGTATTGAGGCAATTGATGATAGAGTTGTTGATGAAGGGTATATTACTACAATAAATCTTACAGGATCTGGTGTAAATGCTACTGCAACTGCTGGCATTGCGTTAACTGGATCAGTTAGAAAAGTTCAACTTAATAATGATGGATATAACTATACATCAGCACCAACGGTTGCAATTTCAACTGCACCTGTAGGTGGAACAAATGCAACAGCTGTTGCTATAACAACATCAAACTCCATCTTGGAAGTTCTTATCACAAATGCTGGTGCAGGATACACAGAGGTTCCAACCATAACGTTTAGTGGTGGCGGTGGTGTTGGAGCAGCTGCAACAGCAATTCTTGGTGATGGATCTGTTCAAACACTTACCATTACAAACCCTGGATCACTTTATGTCAATGCTCCTATAGTAACTTTAGCTGGTTCAGCAAATACTTCAATTGGTTCTTCTGCTGAAGTAATTTCTACAATTGGAACTGGTGGAACTATTACTGAAATGAGAATTAGAAACGCTGGTTTTGGTTATACTGTGGCACCAACTGTGGGGATTTCTACAGCACCATCAATTGGAACTGGAATCTTTATTAGTAATGAAATTGTTACTGGAAGTCTATCTGGTGCTACAGCAAGAGTCAAGAAATACGATAAAGATGCCAAGACCCTAGACGTGTACATAAATAGTGGTACGTTCACAGCTGGAGAAGATGTTGTTGGCGCTACATCTAACGCCACGCATACAGTTTCTACATTTAATTCAGACCCTGGAATTGAAATAGCATATGCTCAAAATGAAGAAATTGAAAACTTAGCTGACGATATCGTAGACTTTACAGAATCGAATCCCTTTGGTACATACTAATGTTAGGAACTTATTACTATCACGAAATATTACGAAAGACAATTGTTGCCTTTGGTACTATATTCAATGATATTCATATAAGACATACAAGTGATGACTCTGGAACAATTAGTGACATAAAAGTTCCTTTAGCATATGCACCCCAACAAAAGTTTCTTGCAAGATTGTTGCAAAACCCTGATTTCGATAGATCAGTGGCAATAACATTACCACGAATGTCATTTGAAATGTTGGGAATTACATATGATGCATCTAGAAAGTCAAATGTAACTAAAACTTTCAAAGCAGTAGATGGTGAGAACCTAAAAAAAGTATTTCTTCCTGTTCCTTATAACGTAGAATTTCAACTATCAATATATTCAAAACTAAATGAAGACGCTCTACAAATTATAGAGCAAATTTTACCATACTTTCAACCATCTTTTAAAGTTACTGTTGATTTAGTGAGTTCAATAGGAGAAAAGAGAGATATTGCCATTGCATTAAATAATATCAATATGCAAGATGAATATGAAGGAAATTTCCAAACAAGGAGAGCTTTAATTTATAATTTAACGTTTACTGCTAACACATATCTATTTGGTCCTATTGCAGAAAGCACTGATGGACTCATTCGTAAGGTTCAAGTTGATTATCACACTCAAACTGATACAGATACCGCTAAACGTGAAATGAGATATACCGCTGTTCCTGATCCCATTGATGCTAGTCCTGGAGATGACTTTGGATTCAGTGAAACGATAGAAATGTTTAGTGATAGTAAGTCATTTAATCCAGCCTCAGGAACTGATTCATAATTAATGTCATGTCAAAATCATTCGATAAAATTAGCGATTCTCTGAATACTGAAACTGATATTATAGATGTCACTCCCAAGGAATCTGAAATTATTCCTATTGTTTCTGATGAAAGAATTGAACAGTCTAAGAAAGACTATGAATATACGAGAGGAAATCTTTATTCTTTAATTGAAAAAGGTCAAGAAAGTTTAAATGGAATTATGGAATTAGCTCAGGAGTCAGATTCTCCTAGAGCATATGAAGTTGCTGGACAGATTATAAAAAGTGTTGCAGATACAACTGATA